GTGTTTGAACAAAACACAATTGCTACAAGAAACCAATTCTTAAGCCAAGTTAACCCATATCTTGAATCAGTTCAACAACGTCAAGGTTTGTATGCGTTTAGAGTAATCATGGATGATTCTAACAATACTCCAGACGTAATTGATAGAAACCAGTTAATTGGTCAAATCTATTTACAACCAACTAAGACTGCTGAATTCATTTACCTAGATTTCAACATCTTACCAACAGGAGCTACTTTCCCAGCATAAGAGTTGTAATTAACAATATTTATAATAAAATAAACAATATAGCAAAATGGCAGTATTAGACCCAAACGAAATATTTTTCACAGCGTTTGAACCCAAACAGGCGAACCGCTTCATCATGTATATTGATGGTATCCCCGCTTATGAAATTAAAGGTGTAGGAGCTATAAATTTATCACAAGGTTCTGTACCCTTAAATCACATTAACGTTCAACGTTATGTTAAAGGCAAAACCACTTGGGGTACTATCACATTTACATTATTTGATCCTATCACTCCCTCAGGTGCTCAGGCAGTAATGGAATGGGTACGTTTACACCACGAATCTGTTACAGGACGTGATGGTTATTCTGATTTTTATAAGAAAGATCTAACATTCGATGTATTAGGGCCCGTAGGTGATATTGTTTCTGAATGGGTAATTAAAGGTGCATTAATTACTGAAGCTAGCTTTGGTGATTATGACTGGGATACTGTAGATACTGCTATTAATATAACAATGACAGTACAACCCGATTATTGCGTACTAAACTTCTAATAAAAGTTTACATAAGATTAAATTTAAGCTTGGCTATGCCAGGCTTTTTTTTTATCTTATATGTATAATAGACAAACTAGTTTTATTAAATAATAATTTATGAGCGAATTTAAATTCCCAACCGAAATGGTTGAACTACCTTCAAAAGGTTTACTATACCCCGAAGGTCATCCTTTAATAGAAGGAAAAATAGAAATGAAATATATGACGGCTAGAGAAGAAGATATCTTAACTAATCAAAATTATATTAAACAAGGAATTGTAATTGATAAACTTTTACAATCAATGATCATAACTAAGGTTAATTATGATGATATTTTAGTAATAGATAAAGATGCTATAATGGTAGCCGCTCGTGTTTTGGGTTATGGAAAAGACTATACATTTGAATTTAATGGAGAAGTAGTTACAGTTGATCTTTCTTTATTAAAAGAAAAAGAATCTACTTTAACTTTAGTTGATAGTAAAAACGAATTCCCATTTACACTACCACATTCAGGCAACAATATTACTTTTAAATTGTTAACTCATGGCGATGAAAATAAAATTGATAGAGAACTAGAAGGATTAAAGAAAATTGATTCAAAAGGCAGTTTTGAATTATCTACACGTTTAAAATACATGATTACTTCTATTAATGGTAATTATGAAAATAAAACTATACGAGAATTTGTAGATAATGCTTTTTTAGCTCGCGACACTAAAGCATTTAGAGAATACCTAAACCAATCCACCCCAGGATTAGATCTTAAGTTTACTTATTTAGACGAAAACGAAGCAGAAAAGGAGGCTGCACTGCCTATAGGGCTTAACTTTTTTTGGCCTGACTTCTGAGTATAGAGCGACTATATTTACTCAACTTCACGAGATAGTTTTTCATGGTAAAGGTGGTTATAACTGGGAAACAGTCTATAATATGCCTATTTGGTTACGTAGGTTTACTTTTAATAGGTTAAAAACTCACTACGACCAGACAAACAATCAGGAAAACCAAGATAATGTTCAAAAGTCAATAACTGCTATGAAATCTGTAGGAGCAACCAAAAATAAATCTCTTACAAAATCAATATCTCCTCCAACTTATGTTACAAAGGCATCAAAAAAATGATGCCTTTTAATATTTATGATATATGGCTAAGCAAAATTTAGATAATCTTAAAGAAGAATCAGTAGGAATACTAGGTACTCTTAATGACATTTCTAAGCTTATTACGCAAAATGCTACTAAATTATCTAAAGTTACTGGAGATAGTGCTTCTACTTTTAAAGAAAGTTTTAGTGCTAGTAAAAAATTAGCAGAAGAATTACTTAAATTAGATGAAGAATCTTTAGCAAACTCTAAAGATCGCCAAACTTTAGAAGGGCAATTTAAAAAAGTAAATCAAGAAATTAATAGTCTTACTGCTAAACGTAATACTTTTTTAAAACAAGCTAATGTTGCTACCGGAGCTAATCAAAATCTTTTAAAAGGCATTTCCCAATTATATCAGGACGGAATTGAAAGTTTACAAGCCCAAGTAGCTGAAACTGATAAATTAGCTAGAAAGTTTGTTGATATAGAAAAAAATCTAGGTCTTACTGGTAAAATATTAGAAGGGATAAATAAAATTCCTATATTAAATAAATTTATAGATGTAAATAAAGCCTTAGAAGCAGCAAATAAAGAAGCAGCTTCTTTTACTGGTACTAGATTTTCAGTTTTAGGTAAAACTTTAGGATCTTTAGGTAAAAGTATTAAAAAAAATCTTACTGATCCTTTAGTTTATATAGGAGTAGCAGTAAGCGCTTTTAAACAATTAGTATCTTTAGGCTTTGAATTTAGCAGAATAACAGCTGATATAGCTAAAAACCAGGGCATCAGTAGTGATCAAGCTGAGTTAACCCAAGATCGTTTAAGAAGTATAGCTTCTTCTTCTAAGGATACTTTAATGACTACTAATAATTTAGTAGAAGCCACTAATAATCTTAACACAGAATTCGGTACTTCAGCGGATTTTTCAGCAAAAACATTAGAAGATAATCTTAAACTTACTAAAAATTTAGGATTAACCGTTGATGAAGCCTCAGAATTCGCAAAACTTTCTACTATTACGGGCCAAACCCAAGAAGAAATAGTTAATTCTATTGGAAAACAACGCAAAGGAGTAATCAGCAATAAAAAAGTATTATCTGAAGTAGCTAAAGTCAATGGTCAACTATTTGCCCAATATAAGGGAAGCCCCGCCCTAATTTCTCAAGCAATAATCAAGACCCAAAAATTGGGTATGACTATACAACAAGCTCAAAATGCTTCTAAACAATTACTTAATTTTGAAGAATCTATTTCAGCTGAACTTGAAGCAGAACTATTAACTGGTAAAGATATTAATTTAGAAAAAGCTAGATATTTAGCTTTACAAGGTGATTCGGCGGGTGCCGCTCAAGAGTTAATGAGAAATGTTGGAAGTTTAGCTGATTTCCAAAAATTAAATGTTATTCAACAGGAAGCTTTAGCTAAAGCTGTAGGTATGACAACTGATGAGTTAACTGATTCGTTAGTTAAATCCGAACAAATAAAAAGACTGGATCAGGATCAAGTTAAACTTTACCAATCCCAAATTAAAGAACTTAAAGATAAGGGTCAAATCGAAAAAGCTAATGCTTTAGAACAGCAAATGCTTAATGGTAAATCTTTGGAACTAGCTAATATCCAGGCTGATGCTCAAGAAAGGTTAACTAGAGCAGGTGAAAAATTTAAAGATTCTTTAGCTTCTATTGTAGCAGGTCCAGCAGGTGCTTTACTAGAAAAAGTAGCAACAGTAGCCGAACAATTAGCAGGTTCTCCTTTAGGTAAAATCGCTCTTACTACGGTTGCTGTAACCGCTTTAGCAGGTGGTATAGCAACCTTTGCTAAAATATTTGGTTCTATAGCTAAAAACGGAGCTGTCCCTGTAACTATTCAAGGTGGTGGGTCTGGTTTTGGAGGAGGAGGAACTACTAGTGGTGGAACTGGTGGTGGAACATATCGAGATCCAAAAACCGGAAGATTTGCTAAAGCTCCAACTCCAAAAGGTGGAAGTTTAAGTAGAGGTTTAGGCAGGGGTTTAGGCAAAGGTTTAGGTAAAGGTCTTGTAAGAGGTATCCCATACGCCGGAGCTTTATTAGGTGCTGGAGCTGAATTTGCTGAAGGGGGACTTACTATGGAATCTGCCGGTAGAGCTGCTCTATCAGGTGGTTTAGGCTTCTTAGGAGGGGCAGCTGGAACCGCACTTTTACCTGGAGCAGGCACCATTGGAGGTGCTGTTGGTGGTAGTATGGCAGGTGATTATCTAGGAGATCTTATATTTGGTGAGAGAGAAGAAATGGCTAATGGTGGTATAGTAACCAGACCTACTAGAGCATTAGTTGGTGAAGCCGGTTCCGAAGCTGTTATTCCATTAGATAAACTTATGGCCGAATTTAAAGAAATGAGAGCCATACTAACTCAAATAGCAAACCGAGAAGGAACAGTTTATTTAGACGGTACAAAAGTAGGTACGGCAATGGCTATGAGCACTTATAAAACTCAGTAATTTCTAATATTTATAATAAATCTTAAATTAATAAACATGGGACTATTAGATAAATTAACAACACAAGGTTCTAACTTAACACCCTATGATGGGGCAACTCC